GACTGTGTATTATTGCGCAAGCGTCTGGAGATGTCATTGCGTATAATAATGGGGATACGGGTGTATATGACTACTTGGTTGCGTTCTACGACCCAACGAATCCATTATCAGATACAGGATTTTTAATCACACAAGTTGGTACAGAATTTGATGAAGAAATATATGCAGGAACAGAATTGTCAGATGGTCGTGTTGCCTTCATCGGACGCACCGCCGGTACTTTGGGTGGAGAACCGATAGGTGGATATGACATCTTCTTAGGCATCATTGATGCACGTAACCTTGCCACAAATGCTCCCACCGCAGGTACCACGTTCCAAACCGACTATTATACTACGGGGTCTGGACTTGCTGACCGTGGGTTTAACGTACATGATGTACATAACATTATTCCAAACACGTTAGCAGTTGTGTACGAGTCATCAGGTGATGTAGGTAGCAACAGTAATCAAGGCGCCGCAGACATTGGTATTATTTTCTTTAATTACCTAACCGATACGTGGGGAACTGCATATCAATTAGGCACAACACAAAATGATAGTTTAGATACACTAGGTAAACCCAGTACGTACCTTCCAGATGGTCGTATCGTTATTGTAGGGTCTACGACTGGTATCTTTGCCGACGATGGTACTGCATATGGCGCAAGTGACATTTTCGTAGCAATATTTGATATCAACACATTTACGTGGAAGAAATATCAAATTGGTACTGGTGCCGCAGACTTTGGTAATGGGGTGTCACTGGCATCTGGAAACAAGGTATTGATAGCTGGAAGTACTGCTGCCACATTTATTTCACCAAATGATGCAATTTCCGTGTCATTTAACGTCGGACAAGGAATCAAAGGAAAATTAACGTGATATTTATACTAGTACATTACACTGGATAATATATGGGTTTATTAGGACAAATTCAAAGTGGCGCACTATTCACACGACAAACCACAACTCTTTCTGAGGGAAGTGGAAGTACAACCGCGTTCGGACTGTCCTATATTTTATTAGATGTAACGTCAACATCTGCAGCACGGGTCAGATTATATTCTGATAGTGCAAGTCTTGGAATTGACACACCACGGACTACTTCATCATTTAATTATAGCGCATCCGTGGGATTAAATTTAGATACTTCGTTAGATAGTGCATCAAAACTTATTTTTGACCCACCAATTATTGCAACTACATTTTCAGGAAGTGAAACATGGTATAATGTTAGTAGTGGAAGTGTGACGATTACATATTATCCGATAGAAAGTGCGTACGCAACTCGACAAGAATTAACATTTTATGCACAATCATTACCCACCGGGTCACGTATCACGGGAAATTTGACTTCTCCAAAAGCATTCTTACTATTAAGTGCAAGTGCGTCAACTTCTCAATCTAGACTACGATTGTTTTCTAGAGATATCGCAACCATTCCTGTAACAGAAACAGCACGTGGATTTGGTACGGCATCAACCGATGGGTCATCACTTATCGTCGATATGGTATTTGATTCATCCAGTTATGCATACAAGATTTCTCCAGTACTACAAGCATATAACTTAGCAACGTATATACAAGGTGATAATTTTGTTGGATATGCAATAGACAACGTATCTACTTCTACATTATCCAACGTAACTGCGTCACTATACATTTACACAATAGAAGATTAATATGAGATTTTTTCCGTTTGGGTCTGGGTCCATTCCTGCAATCGTGGTATCTGCCTCATTAGCAGAGTACTCATCATTAACACAGGCGGCAACATTAGTTACGTCAGCATCATTTGCAACATCTGGTAAACAAGGAAATATAGGCCCGACAGGACCATGTGTATATGCATCTGGGTCTGTGGGATTACAAGGACCATCAGGGTCACAGGGTCCAGTAGGAACCGTTGATGGTCCGTATACAGGTTCTATTTAAGGAATAAACTATGCAATCATATCCATTAGGTAAAACTAATTTTGCAACATCAGTTACCACCTCAAGTTTGTCTGCGACCGCAACTTTTCTGTTGTCGTCAGTGTCTACTGCAAGTATTGCATTAAATTTTAGTGGGTCAATTGGACCAAGTGGGTCGGAATATATCAAATCCGGTTCACAAGGTGTACAAGGACCAGTCGGACCAACGGGACCAAAAGGATTCGGTGTATACCTATTATCCAGTTCATTGGCGTCATGTTGTAATAAATTTGATTCGTTTACGGGATGGATTGGTACAACCGATAGTAGTGGATTCGGTCAATGTGACACAGGTAAATACACAAATAGTATTGGGGCATTTATATACAGTACGTGCTCTTCACTAAATAACGGGTGCGTAGTATATAGTAATTCTACGTGTGTAACTGCATTACCATACAATGCAATAACCGATGGAAGTGGTACGTATTATGAATTAAATGGTTCTGGAACTATTACAAATAATGCAGGTGTCTGTAACCTCTAACGGTTAGTACTATGGCCTATTTCTTTCCTTTCGGTGTTGTAAATGCGTCTGCAACGAGTGCATCATTCGCTGCGGCAGCAGTTACGTCAAGTATTACAGCATCTACTTCGGTTATACCGAGTACTGCATCATATGCTGTAAAAGTAACTTCATCTGGTTCCCAAGGACCAGTTGGCCCCGCAGCAACACTGGGAGTTTGTACGGATACTGCACCACAAGGTCCAACTGGTTCAATTGGTCCATCTGGTTCACGTGGTCCATCACTTACAGGGTGTCCCGCCGGGTCTGTACTTTGTCCTGGATTAACACCACCAGCCGGATATGCATACGTATGTATTCAGATACCAGACGGATGTTCAGGGACAACTGTGTGTCCAACGTCATTTTAATCCCTTGACATAAAAGATAATACAAATTATATTTAAATAAACTAAACAGGAGTATTTATGTCGGATGTAACGTCTATTCCAATACCAATCGCATTGAAAGAACTTATTCTCAGTAATAATCAATTATTAAAGAATTATCAGGAAGACCTTACCAATAAAGTATTGGTGGCAAACAGAGAAATGATGACCTTGTTAGGATTGTCGGAGAAAGATGGATGGGTAATTGATTTACAAACTCTGTCGTATGTAAAGAGTCCCACACCAAAAGAATAATGTTACACGAATCCGCAGAACGTGCAATACTCACGTTCGGGAAGTTCAAAGGTCATTCACTTGCTCACGTATACTACAATAACCAGTCATACCTTACATGGATGACACAAACAGTTGGTATACCTGAAGTCTGGAAAGAAGCGGCACAACTGACGCTCAGAGGTGAAGATATTTCTCACCTAAAAATCGCTAAGACGAATAACCCGACTTCCACATTCACACCACAGACATCTACCGACACCACAGTTTCTATCCATTTAAAGGATAATAAAACTGCGGTGGTTGTGATGCCATATAACCCCAACTTGATGGCAAAGTTTAAGTACGAGATTGATGGTCGGAAATGGAATGGTGAGGAAAAATGGTGGGAGTTTCCTGCGGTCCATCTTCCAAAGGCATTCAATCTCTTTGGGGAAACTAATATCAAGTGTGACGATAAGGTATTAAAAGTACTGGAGAAACTGAAAGACCGTAGAGAAGACTTGGACGAAATCAGAGTTCAAGAGGATATTGATTTTAGTATCAATGGTATGCAATTACAGTTGTACCCATATCAACGAGTCGGCGTAAAGTTCGTGGAACGAGCCGATGGTCGGTGCCTTATCGCAGACGCACCTGGCTTGGGTAAGACCGCACAAGCAATTGGATTCGCCCAACACAAGAACCTTAAGACCGTTATCGTCTGCCCACTATCGGTTGTGGTCAACTGGAAGCGTGAAATCAAGAAGTTTACCGGAAAGGAGTCTACGATATGGGATAGCAAACACTATGATGGAAAGCTTAACAATCAGTTTCATATTGTTCATTATGATGCCGTTGGTAAAGTGGTTGGTGATTTACGGAAGCAAGATTTTGACCTCCTCGTTTGTGATGAAGCCACCTATCTCAAAAACCGACAAACCATCAGAGCAAAATCTATTTTAGGCTCCTACAAAGAACGACGGAAATATCCCGGCATTAAAACAAAGTACTGTATTTTCCTCACCGGTACTCCCGTGATGTCGCGACCAATTGAAGCGTTTGCTTTGTTGAACTTCCTTGACAAAGAACGTTTCAATAACTTTTTCCACTTTACTCAACGTTACGGGGGATGGAAAGGAGAAGCACCTCGTAACCTACAAGACTTACATGACCGTACAAAAGATTTGGTTATCCGACGAAAGAAGGACCAGATTCTTACAGAACTTCCCGCAAAACAACGGAATGACTTATATGTAGAGTTGACGAAGGACGAACAGAAACAATATAAAGAATTACTACGAGAAGTCTTTGGACGATGGAAGGTTGAGAAACCTACCATTGGTCACATGCCGAAACTTCAAAACTTCTTAATTGAAAAGAAGATTCCACGATTGGTAGAAATGGTGGATGAATTCTTGGATAACGATAAACCTATCCTTATCTTTAGTAACTATATTGCCCCACTCAAGTTCTTGGCTGAACAGTATGGGGACAAGGCGGCATTGTTGACAGGTGAAATGAATAGTAAGGAACGTCAACATACCATCGACCGATTGACCAAGGGTGAAGCCAAAGTCGGACTATTCAGTTTGATGGCGGCAGGTATGGGTATCGACGGACTCCAACATCAGATAGATACCGTTGTTTTTCTTAACTGTGATTGGGTACCAGCGAATCACGAACAAGCAGAGGACCGTACCCACCGTATCGGTCAAAAAGGTCAGGTACAGGTGTATTATATGTTATGTGCCGATACGATTGACGAATATATGCGGGATATCCTTAAAGAAAAACAACAAGTAGCGGACTTGGTGGTGGACGGTGCATTAGTCACCCCAGAACGGTCAAAATCGTATTTTAAGGAATTCGTCAAGAAATTAAGTACGGTTTATAATGAGGATATTTCCACGAAAAACGTAGACGACTAATATTTATATTAGTGTAAAATCAACTAGTTTAAGGAGTTATTATGTCAGAATATGGTTATCCAAGTGAAACGATAGACCTTCCAAGTGGTGGGAAATTCTATCCAGAAGGTAGTCCGTTACGAAATGGAACGGTAGATGTCAAGTATATGACCGCAAAGGAAGAAGATATCTTGACTTCAACCAATCTCATTCAAAAGGGACTGGTGTTGGATAAGTTAATGGAAAGTTTAATTGTCACGAAGGGAGTCAAACCAGATGATTTGTTATCTGGTGATTTAAACGCAGTAATGGTTGCAGCACGTATTCTTGCATATGGAAAGGACTATCCCGTTCAGTTACCCTGTTCATCATGTAAAAATAAATTCGAATACACAATAGACCTTGGTAAATTGGACACGGTAGACCCAGAATTACAATCCACCAATGGTGAGTTTACGGTAGAATTACCTACTGGATTGGTAGTTGGTTTTAGACTATTGACCCGTGGGGACGAAAAGAAAATTCAAGCAGAAGTCAATGCATTGAAGAAGATTGACCCAACGATTGAAGGTGATACCACTACACGATTGAAGTACATGATTACGTCAGTTAACGGAAATCGTGATAAGAAAGCAGTACGGGAAATTTCAGAAACAATGATTATCCGTGATTTACGTGCATTACGAGAAGCAATACGGAAAGCAACACCCGATGTAGATTTTGATTTAAATATAGAATGTTCTGTGTGTAACGAATCAATAAAAGCGAGGATGCCCTTTGGGGCGAACTTTTTTTGGCCTGACTTCGGAGCATAAAGTAGAAATTCACAAAACGTTGTTCATGTTGGCGTATTATAGTAACGGTGCATTCACAACGAATGATGTGTATCATATGCCGGTGTACTTACGAACGTTCTATTTAAAACAGTTAGAAGAAGCAAAGACACGGGAAACTGAGGCAGTAAAACCAAAAGTACGACCGAAACCTCCTAAGAGATAGATATGGCAGCCCCGACAACAATAGATTTTTCTAATCTTAATAGTAAACTAGACGCTCTAACGAAAGCAGTACAAGCCAATACAGCGGCACAGCCAACTAAACCAGGCACAGGTGGTACCGGTGGTGCCGGCGGAAAACCTAAGGGTTCCGACATGAATTGGGCTGAAGCTGGAAAGGCTGTGGGTTCTGCGGCCATGGGGTTTGTTGATGCAGCAAGAACACTAGCGTCACAGGTCGGTACTACTCTTCCAGAAGCATTTCGTTTAAATAAAAATGCGTTTGGTAACGCCGTTCAGCAAATAACAACAAAGGGAATTGAGTTTGCTGCAACAATGGACCAAATAATGAGTGTGTATACGTCTGCTACGGATGCATTCATTAACGTTCCAAAAGGAATGCAATTAAGTACAGATGCGTCTGCCGAGTTTGCATCCGACTTAAAAAAAGTATTTGGTGGGGAATTTGAATTAACTGCACAATCATTAAGAAATTTTGCTGTGTTAGGACTAGATACTACCGCAGAATTACAAGCATTTAAAGATTCTACTGGCAGAGCGGGATTTTCAACTCGTCAGTTGGAAACCATCATGAATAAAAATATGCCGTCATTACTAATCTTTGGTAATAATGCGGCTAAATCGGCAATCAACTTAGAACGATTAGGAATTAGTTTAGAATCGTTCCGAATGACTCAACAAGGAGTAGTTACAAATTTAGAAGGAACTTTAGATACAGTTAATCAATTAAATCAATTGGGTGCAAACATTGATTTAGAAACATTTGTTAGATTATCTGAATTGGGTACGCCAGAAGAAACTTTTAGGTATCTAGATTCGGTTATTCCTGACGCATTATTACGTACTAGCACTAGTTTTCGTGCATTAACAGAGCAGTTACCTGGTGTTAAAGTAGAAGATTTACTCCGGGGTGGAATGGAATCGTCGGTACAAAACCTAGAACAACGACTCACCGAGTTAGCCGAACCAAATGGTGTTCTGGATATTTTCACACAAAAAATACTTGCAACAGCAAACGCAGTAGGTACGGTGACTTCTGGTCCAGGTGTTGACTTTGGAACAGTTATAAAAAAGGCAACTGGAGCAGCACTAGTTGGACTTGCGACCCTCCAGCCACAGTTTGCACCAGTAGCCGGACCTTTAGGTGGATACTTACTTGGAAACGATATGGTATCTGAGTACGGTAATAGAACATTAGTTACACCAACTGGAAATGTGGCGCTTAATAATAATGATACAATTATTGCGGGAACCAATTTACTTCCAAAGGGGTCGGTCCAAATGGCAGATAATTCTGCTTTAATGACAAAGATTGACAGATTCATTGATACAGTTAATAATGCCACCACGACCATCAATATTGACGGACGGGTACAAACGGTTAATAGAATACAATTAGCAGAAGTGAATACTCGTTACCAGAGAGCTTAACTATGGCGTTTGAAACATTAGCAGAACGATTTGAAGCAAGAGCTAATCAGATATACGGAAGTTTGTCCCCACGAACCGACGATAGTGGTCAACCGTTTGTGTCGGTCAAACCGAACAGTGACGAATCCAAAACTCGTATCAAGAACGATATTCGGTTGGTTCCATTTAGCGTGTCGGCAAATCGTGATGTTACTCGTATTAGTAGATTTTTGAAATCAAGTGAAGGCGTTGCGTTTCTTACAAAACAAACGGCAGTACAACTATTAAACACGTTTGAAAACGCACAAGTATATGCAACTACATCGGTATTAGCAAACGTGACGGTACCTACCTCACACGTAAGTCGTATTTCTTCGCTTGCACCAACTCGTCGGTCTGGACTACTACAAAACGCAACGGTGAATAGTGTATCCAGTAAGTTTACAGTACAAAACCAACTGAGTACAATTACAAATGATATCTCACGTAGACAACAACTAGCAAGTACTACAGGGATTCGAGCCGCTGGTAGAATATTACGTTCGTTGGCGTCGGTGTATATTAACTCTGAAATAAATAGAGTTAAATCTAGAGTACTCCCGCAGTATTCTGGTGGAATCAACGGTACATCAGATACTACCAGACCAGAATTTGATGTATTTAATAAAGTTTCTCGGGATATAACTACATTTAGTCCAAAATTATTTCTTCCACAGTCGTTATCTGACCGTTCTAGTGTAAAACTTAATGCGACCGCTACTGCAGTACGTACCGCTAAATCTGTTGCTAGAACTGCGTTACGGAATACCGCTCTTAGACTAATTCAAAAAACTAAACTTGGAAATGCTCCTATATTTAGAAACGCTAGACAATTACCATTAATTCCGTCTTCCTTGGAAGTAACACCAACGGACTTTTTAGAAGCGGTAAATACATTTACTCAAAAAAATATAAAAAATCAGTATTTATCGTTAGATAGTCCGTATTTTAATGAACAAATACGTAGTCGAGTATTGAATCTATCATCGGATAACGCATCCGATATTGTAAAAAATAACTACAAAACCGATATGGTTGGGTGGGGAAAAACAAATTTAAATGACGAATATAATTCATCAATCCAACCAAGACACGACACCGCAGATAACTTAACATATAGCAATATTTCTGGTGCACAGAAACCAAAATCGGATATTGTAAAATTTGTATTTACTGATAGTGTAGGAACACCAACCCATTTCCGTGCGTTAATTTCAAATATTAAAGAACACGTTAAACCAGAATTCAATGAACAACGTTATATTGGTAGAACTGAACGATTTGTAACTTATGGTGGAGTTAAACGTTCCGTTGATTTAACTTTTAATATTGTTGCGTTTTCTGAAGCAGAATTAAATTCTATGTGGGAAAGAATAAATTATTTGACTGGATTGGCATTTCCACGGAGTGTGTCAACTAGTGGATTTATTGTTCCACCATTATTTAAAATTACCGTTGGGGGTATATACGATTTACAGCCGTGCTATATTGAGTCTTTAGACTACGATATGTTAGACGAGACGATTACATTTGACATAGATAGAGAAGTATCACAAACTATTAATGTGTCAATGACTCTCAGTCTTCTTGAAAAGAGAACAAAGTTTTACAATAGTCCATTTTATAAAATTAATGAACCACGTAGTACACAGTCACCAACTGTACAGTTGGGGGTAGGTATGGTTCCTGAAGCAGCATTACAAAGTATACAAGATGAATATCAACGTACTGTCGCTAAGCTAGAAAAAAATATAAAAAAAGTTAGGGAACGTCAACAGCAGACGGTTGTTCCGAGAGGATTTTTAGAATATGAATTATTTAGAAGAAGAGGTTAATATTTCATGGAACGATATATAGACCCACCAGTAGTGGACAATACCAAAGGTCCACCATACTATCAAACAGTATTATTATCGGATATCCCACCCGAAGATGTCCCATTTTATTATATTACCCAAGACGGGGACAGATTAGATAGTTTATCTAATATATTTTACAAAACCGCAGACAATTGGTGGGTGATTGCGAAAGCAAACAATCTCACCAATGGTAGTATTGCCATCCCGCCTGGAACTAAACTCCTTATTCCAAATATATAAGTTATGCCTAACATAACCCAAAGTTCTCCGTGGTCTGCTGCATTCATTAGTTATATAATGTCTCCAAACAGAACTGCGTTTCCAGGTAATCCTTCGCACGCTGGTTATTCTCAGACTATACGTGATTCTGTTGAACAAAAGGAAGGAAGCAATCCATCGTGGCGAGCTGCATATGATATATTAGACCCTGCGTCTAATAGTACATATCCATTAAGACGCGGAGATATTATAGTACAAAATAGACTAGGAACGTCTATTAATTTTGATACCGACCCATGGGAAACCGCAGGAACTCACGGGGATATAGTTGTTTCCGTTAAACCAGGTGCATTTCCACGGGAAATTGAAGTAATTGGCGGAAACTTAAATAACGCAGTTAGGAAACGTACTATTAAATTTTATCCGACGTTAAATAGTCAGTTTGATGTAACTGTAACATCACTTCCTGCACAAGCACTATCAAATACATTGGATTATTTTGTAGTTATTCGTCCAAAATCTCCTGATTATGTAAGGTTTGCTATTAAAAGAGCAGAGTTTGAATATAATTTATGGAAAACAAATGGTTGGACGGACACGGACGCAGCAGCGGACGCAGCGTTAACTAGATATTGGTCCGCCGCTGGTTATTCATATAAACGAGCAGTAACGATAACAGATAGTACAACATACAGTACACAAGGTGGATTATCACCGTATTTGGCTTCCTTACAATCGTTTCATCCAAATATTCAATATGAATTAACCCGTAGACGATTCGCATCGGAAACGGCGAATACTCATATGCCGTTTATTAAGTTGACATCATTAATGCGTGTTAAACCAGAAAACCTAAACACAAGAGAAAGTGCATGGTGCCCGTCGTTGGGTATTCATGGTATACCGGAAGTGTCTTATGAGGACTTGTATTCTCCAAGAAGTAAAAAAAGTATAATCGGATATGCTTCTTCGGCAAACAATAAACGAGTTCCTGTGGTGGTAGAAACTTCACAATTTGACCCAGAAAATATACCGGTACCTGGTATCATTGAAGCAGCAGCAGAACGTAGTCTTGCTGGCCCTATGGGGGTCCGCGGAGGTCTTCTCCGAGCAAACTTGAAAATTAGAGCATATTCAATCGGTCAAGTAAACGCATTGATGCGATATTATTTTAAACCGTCTACGAGAGTAGTGTTAGAGTTCGGACGTACATCTTCCAGTACTACGGAACAACCTATTACAACCTATGATTGGAAACGTGATTCGAGTATTATTGCCAATGAAATTAGAGAATTAATAGCACCGAGTCCGGCAGATAGCCCAGAAAATACTATACAGAAACGACAAGAAAGATTTATCAAAAAATATGTGTATAATAACTACGGTAACTATGAAATTTTTATTGGGTATGTTGCCGGGTTCAACATGAAGTATACAAAAAATAATACGTTTGAAATAGACTTGACGGTACACTCCACGCAACAATTCGAAATTCCATCGGCATACACCGGCGTAAAAACGTTATGTGGTGAGAATGCCGCAGTTCCGTGTAAGGCACTGGACGTTGTGCAATATTTTGAACCACAATATTCATGGATGGAAAATACTTTTAGTTCATTAATGTCAAAGGTATTGGGTGCAACCATCGAACAAGATTTTGCACTTACATCTGGGTTAGCATCATCGTGGACAAGTGATGTAATTGCTATATCGGATAGTTCTATGCGAGAAAATGATGGTGAGGATACTAGAACCGAAAGTTCTGGAACGTCAGGTAATTATGCCGGAACAGGAAAGGGTGGGTACTTCGTATCATGGAAGTTTTTTATAGATGTCATATTAAACGACCCTGACTATGGTATATTAAGTACGTATGTGTTTAAAAATCAAGAAGATATTGGAGTTAAACAATTATTACAAACCGGTTTATTACGGTCTACGGTGTCTCCCTCCGAAGTTGCTGATGATTATAAAGACCCAAATGTTTTGGTAGCAAATCGGGTTGGATATCATCCGTGGTTACGGTCAACAAATTTGGGAACGATGTTAATTTATAATGAGTATGCACAATCAGTATCGGATGCTATATTACCATTTGACAGAGTACAAAACGTAGCAACCGCAAAGGGTATTACCTTAGAAGATTCAGACATTTCCACAAAAATTACTACATCACGAGTTGGGTCATTTAAACAGTTAGGTAATGGTGGAGCAGGTTACCCAGGGTATGGTAGTTTGTTTGACGGGATATGGTTAAATACTAACGCAATTATTCAGGCGTTCACCACAACAGATACTATTTCTGCGGCATTAAATAAGTTATTGGCTGACATGAACACTGCTACCGCCGGGTATTGGAATCTACAATTATATTCAAACGATACAAGAAATCCAGGTATGCATGTAATCGATATGTCTTTATCAACTAAAGTACAATCGTCCGAGCAAAGTTTGCCCGAACCAGATGACGAAGCCATACGTAATCCACAAACCTTACGAACGGTTTCGCACTACGGAGACTCGCAAAATAATAAACCAAAATATGTTTATATGTTCAATCGTAGAACAAAACAGTTTTCAACTGATGATATTGGAAATGAGTTATTGGATTTGAACATAGATTATAAATTACCGTTAATGGTCGCAATACAGGCGATTGCAGGAGTCGGCGGACCTACAGAAACCGCCACACTAAAAATGGGCGGCATAACGGAAATACAAGAACTAAGTTTATTGGACGATTTGTATGTAACGTGTCCATCTGCCAGTGCAACAACAGATATTTGTAACAGTTCGCCAGAAGCTTTAGAACTTCAAAAACAAGCAGATTTACAACGACAAATAACCGAATTAGAGAATAACGCACCATTAGATGAATATGTACTTCCTGAGTTCTTGGGGGGTGAAACAACCGGCGACAAGATAGCCGAATTACAAACACAACTTGCTGCATCCAAAGCACAATCACTAATATTAACAAATCCTCAATTAGAAAATATAATTAGAACTTATGCACATTTAGGAGCAGCTATTAGATTTGGTGTTTATAATGTAGCTGAATTGATGCAGTCTTTATATGCTGATTCACAAAGTGTTGAACAAGGTGGTAACGAACCAGACGCACATGCGTTCAACAGCTCCAATCTTACAAAATTGATGGTAGACTTGACAATACCTGGTATTGGTGGTATAGAATTATGGCAGTCGTTCTTGGTAGACCGTGTACCAAATATTCTTGACAGAGGATATTTCGTAGTCACAAAAGTTAGTCACCAATTCAAAAAAGAAACGGGGTGGGTAACGATGTTACAGGGAATGTTCCGATATAAGCCAAAGAAGGAGTCTCCACGATGAACCCGATGAGTAATAAGCCAAAAATTACCAGAGATGATATAATAAATGGGTACGTTACACGATATTTTTGTAAATACACCTCCACGGGGGTAATTACAGAAATTGATGCGAAACAATATTATAAAATACGAAAAGACCCATACTATCAAACTGTAACCTTACGATGGGAAATTTTGGGGGTTGATGTGGACACTGTAACTTCCGATGGGAACATATTAAGAGGAACCCAACATAAAAATCAAGTAATTTTAGACTTTTATGAGAAAAAGATGCCAGGACTAAAAGATATTATTCGTAGTCCTCTAGAATATTTTAATGGTACCAGAAAACCTTCAGAAGATTTTATTGTTCCACAAACATTATTTATCAATAACCAAGTACAACTATCCACGGTTACCTCTAGTGCAGAACCGGAAGTTATTCCTCCACTAATAACGGATGGATTACGGGTTCATTATGATTTTGCTAATACTGCCTCATACTCTGGTACAGGGCTTACCCTAAATGACATTTCCGGATATGGTAATAATACATCATTTAGTGCATCCCCAGGATGTACGTTTGGAACAGAATTTGGTGGGCATCTGACTTTCTTGGGAACACCAGACCCTGGACTAAGCCAGAGTACTATCAGTTTGTCTGCTTTAAACACTGCTCCGTTCTGGGCAGCTAATCCAACAATGACATTAGATTACTGGGTCAAATTTACTTCCGCTGTTGCGGGTGCACAAGCACTCCTTGGTTCCACAAGTGCTACAGGAGCAGGAAGATTTACATTTCTCGCACAAACAATTGCTCCTTCTTATACTGCTGCGCAACTATATGTCACAAAAGGACAAATAATTAATACGGCAGTATTTAATAATACTCATACAGTTCCAGTGGGGTCTGCAGTTAATGCGGTTAATGTCGTATTAACGAAAACAGGATTTACATACGAATTGTATATTAATGGACAATTTAAACAGTCAATAGTGGATGGTAATTCGACTACATACAACACAGGTAATCACAATATTGGAAACGATTGGAATCCTGGTACAGTAAGTGGTGAACGAGCACTTAGTAAATTTAAAGGAAGATTATATACGTTTAGAGTATACAATAAAGTGCTAACCTCCGAAGAAGTATTACAAAACTATAATTCACAAAAGGCAAGATTTGGATTATAGTACTTGACAAATACCATCCAATATACTATATTTAAGTTATAATATATTATTGAGGAAATAATGGTTATTACGACTAACGAACAACTAATACATCTCGCCATCCGCTTACAAGAAGAGACTGCGTACGTCTACCCCGTGGCGGTTGATACGTTTCTCCATCCAGTCCAAAACAAGTTGTCCTCACTACATTTTCGGTTTGAGGATGGAACGTTCTATACAGTATCTATCAATCACCCAGACGCTCCTCACTTCGATATCGATTTGAGTGGAGCGTACAAGTTGGTCACACTTCATCAGAAAGAACTTCGTCATTTGACTAATGCAGCCAATGTCATAGATTTGGCAACGATGTTACATCTGAACAATGATGTGATTCCTATTCATCGTGAGTTCTATACGATGATGATGCATCAGATTAAGAACCAGTTCAAGTTCAAGAATCTTCATCTGAGTATTCCGTTAACTTCGTGGGTAGAAACCGCAGAGGCGTTTCTTCAACATTGTGAACACCTTCATAAACGTTACGAGTCTACGGAACAAGAACCGGCGTTTCAGTTTATCAATCAAATCACCATCCCAACATTGACATCTATTGAACGGTCAGGTATACAGACTATCGATGGACTGGTGTATTCCGATTATAATATTTATACGTCTACTGGTCGTCCAAGTAATGCGTTCGGGGGTATTAACTTTGCTGCTCTGAACAAGAACGATGGAACCCGTGAGAAGTTCGTCAGTCGGTTTGGGGAAAATGGAACGTTGGTTCAGTTTGATTATGAGGCGTTCCACTTACGGTTGGCAGGGAAGTTGATTGGGTATGAACTCCCGACCACATCCCTCCACACGTACCTTGCCCAACAGTATTATGGCACCAACGATATCACCGAAGAACAATATAACGATTCCAAAGCACGGACGTTTGCGATTATGTACGGTCAATCCGACGACACAGGTGGTGTAGAGTTCTTCCAAAAGATTAAGGAGTATTCCTCCAAGTTGTGGGACGAATACCGTCAGAATGGATTTGTATTGTCAGGAACGGGTCGTAAAGTGACACTTTTTGAACCATCCAAGAACAAAGTATTCAATTATATGATGCAGTTAACTGAAACCGAAGAAGCCATATCAAGGGTTGAGGATGTGTGTAACTTCTTGGGGATGTTAGAATCCAAGGTTGTGTTGTATACCTATGATGCAATTCTGTTGGATGTACACAATGATGAGTTGAATTCTATGGAAACTGTGTCCAATCTATTAAGTGTTGGTGGATTCCCCGTTCGTCAATATCGTGGTCACAACTATAACGAACTAAACGTATACAAAATATAGTGTTATTGAAGTTAATTTGATACTTATAAGAAGTGTTATTTTAACAGTCTTACGAGTATCATATGAACGAAACTCAGTTATTATGTACGTTTATTCCAGCAGATAAATTGGAAGAAAACGTCGAACTTATAAAGAATTCATATACGTTAGCTTTCAATAACATCTATGTATTGGAAAACGTGGATGATGCGAACCAATTGATTCTGACCTATAATATTATTGCAGGGTCATTGAAGTCACAATACGCACCACCAGCGTCAACCATTTCCGTTCATAGAAAGAAGCAAACAAATACGATATATACCATTAATGCATTAAATGCATTAATCGCCAGTAAGAATGGTGGTAAAATGGATAAGTCCTATAAGATTGATTGGGACGAATTAAAAAATTCTATTTTAGTTACCGCTCATGGTCAATTAAAAGTAGTTAAAACCAAAATAAAAGAAATATTAAACTTTTAGTAAGTAGGACTTGACAAACTAAACACACCGTAGTATACTTCTTCCTACTTGGGGTATATTACAATAAACACCCTTAAACATTTTTAAACACAGGAGAAGTACAATGGCATTAGACATCAACGCATTAAAGAGTAAGCTCAACAGTTTCAAGCGTGTCGGCGGTGGGGACCGTGATACAGCTATCTGGAAGCCGAAGGAAGGAAAGACCGTCATCCGTATCGTCCCGTGGAAGGATAACCCCGAGAATCCCTTTATTGAACTCTACTTCCACTATCTTGGTAACAAGACCCATCTCTCGCCTCTCTCGTATGGCAATCGTGACCCGATTGCGGAGTTTGCTGACGCCCTTAAGTCAGACCAGACCCGTGACCCGAAGGAGCGTTACGCCGAGGCTCGTCCGTTCATGCCGAAGCTCCGTACCTATATTCCTGTCATCGTTCGTGGTGAAGAGGATAAGGGCGTTCGTTTCTATTCGTTCGGTAAGACGGTTTATCAGGAGCTTCTCTCCTACATCTCTGACCCCGATTACGGCGATATTACCGACCCTAAGACTGGTCGTGACATTGTAGTGGAGTACATTCCGAAGGAGAAGTCGGATACGAACTTCGCCAAGACTTCTGTGAAGGTCAAGCCTTCGCAGACTCCGCTTTCTACTGATGCGGGTCAGATGAAGGTGTGGCTATCTGAACAGCCCGACATCAAGGAGTTGTATACGGAGCCGACCTATAATGAGCTGAAGGTCACGCTTGAGAAATACCTTGACCCCGATAATTCGGTCATCACCCCTGCCCGTGAAGCTGAGGCTCCGAAGCCCGTTGCTACTACGGCGGCAGCTCCGAAGGAGAACGTCAAGAACGCTGTTGATGCGTTTGACGAGTTGTTCAACGATTAATTAACCAAAGACACGTTGTGGTATTGGGTAGCTAATCACTACCCAATATCCGGCGTGTTTTGTTACATATAAAGGAATCATATGGCAAAAGAAACCAAAACAAAGAAGTCCAGTCCATCGGCAGATAGAGATGAATTGGCACAAGTTATCGCAGATAGCTTAAATAAATTATACAAGGATGGACAAGTCGCATATTTCCTTGACGGTGAGGAAGAGACTCCTACGGATTTGACTGATTTCATTTCCACGGGAAATACGATGTTAGATATCGCAATCAGTAATCGTCCGAATGGTGGTATTGCCGCCGGTCGCATCACGGAACTGACTGGATTGGAAGCATCTGGTAAGTCACTTGTTGGTGCATCACTTATCGCCACCACGCAGAAGCGTGGCGGGGTTGCGGTTCTTATTGATACGGAAAATGCTGTCAATGATGAATTCTTCACTGCGGTAGGTGTAGATATGAAGAAGCTCGTGTACGTTCAGCACGATACGGTTGAAGATATCTTCGATTCTATCGTAAACATCATTGAGAAGGTTCGTGCATCTGCGAAGAAGGATAAGTTGGTCACTATCGTGGTTGACTCTGTTGCTGCTGCATCTACTAAGACGGAAATGGCTGCGGACTTTAATAAGGATGGATACGCAACTGCAAAGTCCATCATTATCAGTAAGGCAATGCGAAAGATTACGAATCTGTTGGGTCGTGAAAAGATTGCACTTGTGTTTACCAATCAGTTACGTTTGAAGATGAATGCTCCTGCGTTCTCTGACCCGTACACTACTTCTGGTGGTAAAGCAATCGGATTCCACGCATCCACTCGTATCCGTCTGTCACAGATTGGTAAGTTGAAGGATTCGGCTGGTAATATCATTGGTATCACCACGAAGGCGGTTATCACCAAGAATCGTTTGGGTCCGCCATATCGTGAGGCTGAATTCAACATTTATTTCAATCGTGGTATTGATGACTACAGCAGTTGGTTGGATGTCTTGAAGGAGAACGGTATCGTCAAGCAGGCTGGTGCGTGGTATTCGTATAACGATGAGAAGTTCCAAGGTAAGGAATTCCCTGCGTTTCTCGAAGCCGACCAAGAACGGAAGGCCGACTTGTACGATAAGATTTGTGAAGCTCTCATTATGAAGTATGAGAAGGACTTCGACCCATCTGCGGTCAACAAGGAAGCTGCAGAGGATGAGGACGAAGTATCACCATCTAAAAAGCAAATATTAAACGGATAATATATGTCCATAGAAGATTTTACAAATAAAAAGATATCAACGGATATAAAATCTAGTAACACAAACGTAACACAAAAAATAGATTTTAAAATAAATAATCCGACACCTGTTGGTTGGTTGGTTGTTTCTCGGGACAAGCAAACTAACGCCGGAGTAAAATTAGCACTATATAATAAATTACCGAATAAGTTCCAACAGTTTTTTATTAGATGGTTTTTTGGTTGGTGGATAGAAGAAATAAAACAAACAACGGAATAATATGACTGATTTATTGAAGGCGTTTAATGAGATGCAGTTTGACAGTAAGGACATTGGGTTTAATTCCCGTGTCCTTATTGTTGACGCATTGAATACGTTTATGAGAAGTTACGCTGCGATTCCCGCTA